GGCTCCTGCTTCGTTTATGTTGGCGATTAGCTCATCCGGGTTAATGTCCCGGCCAACTTTGGAAGCCTGCCATAGCTTATACTTTTCTACGGCGCTTTCCACCTGCGCCTGGATGGCCGTGGCTGCGTTGCTGTCGCTGGTGTTAATGTAATAAGTCACGTCTATGCTGTATTCCTCAATTTCTGGCTTCTTTACTTGTACCTGGTCCGTAAGCGGGCGCTTCCCCCGCTGGTTTACTGCTGCCGTAACCGCTACTATTGTGGTATCGTCCGGGACCGTCCCGTCCGTCATAACAAAGCGTATATCTACAACGCCGGGGACTGGGCTGGTTATTTTAACATCCCCTATGTTCGGGTTGCTGTCCTTTACCCAGTACTCATAGGCGTCGTCCGGTCCTGCGGTTGAATAGCTGGAAGGTGCAAGGTAAATTCTTTCTGCCATGTTCTGGTCGGACTCCACCTCTGTCCCTCCGGTGCTTTTCTCCGTGTTGGATACTTTTGAAATAAAGCCTATAGGGTCCACCAGCGTCGTAAGCTCTCCGGCTGCAAAGTCGTTTCCAATCGTCCCGGCCTCGGTGCATTCCGTCATAACTGTTACTTCCGTTTCCCCTGCCGGTATCTCTGCATACTCAATCGTAGCAAAGTAAACCTCGTAAGCCGCCGTTACCCTGGTCCCCTGGGGGCTGCTGGTGGCTGCCTCCCTTTTGCCGGACAGCGTGAACTTGCCGGGTTCCTCGTTACCTTCTTAAGCGCCCCCATATTCTCCAGGTAATCGTCGTAGGCGTATTTAAGAAAATTCATCTTGCCCGCCTTGTCTACGTTCTGCAAGCCCTGGTAAATTATTTGAGCGCAAGAAAGCATAATAATGCGGTTCGGGTCCGATTTTGAAAGCTGTATTTTCTTCCCGGTGACCTCCTGGTACTTCTCCATGAAGTCGCTTAACATCTGGCTCTGCAAGTCCTCCAAAGTAAGCCCGTCTATAAAGCTGATATCCGGTAAATTATCTATTGTGTTAAGAATGTCCGACAATGTCTACCACCTCCCTTATTCCTGGTTTTCCGCGTCGGTGTCGGCGTCCTCGTCGGTGTCGTCCGGCTCCTTTTGGCCGATGGTTATTTTCGGAGTCAGGTTTCCGTCCTCGGCCTGCGTGTACTCAATGCTTAATACTTCCGCCTTGTTTTCGTATATCTCCGTTTTCTCTATTACTTCCAATGCAAAAAGATTTTGCGCCACGTTGGTCGGGCAGCTCTCAAAGGTCTGCTCTAATCCGAAGTTACGATCACCGGGGCAAGTCCCGGCCCTGGTGCTGTAAAGCGTTTCAAGGTTCCGCTGCATTTCCTCCAGCTCCGTCGCGTTAAGATAGTCGAAGCCGATTAAAACTGTTTCCGGTGTGCCAAACATCCGCCCGCCTCCTTCCCCTTATAAGTATTCCTCCAGGGTAATGTCGCAGGTAATCTTTACAACCTCGCCCCGGTTTAAAATCGTTTCCCAGTTCTCGCTGATCTCCGTTATGGCGTATTTGTTGGAGCCTACCTTCTTACTTCCAATAACTACGGTCTGGGGTTTCCCCGTCCGGATCAGCTTCTCTATGTTCTCTACCGTTTTCCGCGGCTTCACGCCGTGTTCTGCGTTGAGGGTTATGGTAAATGTTAGCTGGTCGGCATCCGGCCCTAAAAACTGCTTTTTCGGCTTTTTGCCTACCCTGGAATGGGAAGCCCAGCGCCCCTTTACGGTCCGCTGCATCTTCTTGAAATTAAGGATTTTTGCGTCGCTGGTTTCAAATACGACGGTTTTCCCTATATGCCCTATGGCCATTCAACTACCCCCTTCCCTACTCCTACGGCCTTCTCTAAAGCCGCGATCCTCTTTTCGTGGTCGTGAACCTTCTGCAGAAGTTTCTCCGCCTCCACCTCCTGGTAAGTTTCGCCGCCGTCTAAGGACGCTATTATGGTATGCTCTGCCGCTATGGTCAGTACGCCGTCCTTATAATTGATATAGGCTCCGCCGCCCAGGTCTTTGTGGAAGGTTCCGGGGTTCCCTGCTGCGTTGTATTCGTTCCAATAGGTCCCTAAGATGATCCCCATCTCCCCGCCGTTGCTCAAATGCAAAACGACAACCTTTGCCCCGATCTGCGGCAGTTTGTATTCTTCGTTAAAGGTGGCGTAGGGTAATAGCTCCGTGACTTCGTTGTCCCGGTCGTTAAATATCACGCTTACCATCCCCGTTTCCGGGTCTACGCTGCTTACGGTCCCGATCCTGTTTCCTCCGTCGCTCATCCTCCGCCTCCTATGCTTTCTTAAGGCTTTCTTTTCCGCACCAGCCGTACCGCGTCCCGCCCTTGCGCTTCGCCACTCCGTACTGGTACTTATAGCCGCTTCCTAAAATCTGCGTTATATACATTGTCATGTTGCTGCACTGGTTCGCCTTGCCTCCGTTTCCTCCCCAATAAGCCGGGCCGTTTACGATAACCTTGTCGCCTACTGCGAGGGCTTCTCCGGCTGCTGGCTGCGCGGTTGCGCTCTTGGAAGCGACCGCTTTCTTTTCTCCCTGGTATTCCTTCATAACGGTTGCCTTGCTTATGCGCTTCTGGCACTTGTGAAGCTCCAGCGCCATGGTGTAGGCTCCGTCCGGGCTTATGTTATGCGTTACTTTGTCCACAAAGTATTTCCCGGAAAGCTGGTAAAGCCCTTTTATATTTACCGTGCTTCCGGCTGCGATCCGGTTGTTCGCCATGATGGTTACGCTCATAGTTACCGCCTTTTCGTTCTCGGCGTTTACCTTGGCGCAGGCTTTTAGCTGGGCTTCCTGCAGGCTCTCGACCTTCTCGTTAATGTTAAGTATTCTTTTTCCGCTTCCGACTACGCACGTCATTTCCTTGTCGTCTTTGCCGGAAGTGTACTTAATGCGGGCGCCCGTGTACGTTCCGACCAGGGTGGTATTGTATGACCAGTCCTGCAAGTCTGCCTTTTTCAAGGTGGCCACTGGTTTCCTGGATTCAAACTGTCCCTTGTCGTAGATAACAATCTTTCCGCTGTAAATCTTGATAGCCATCCCGTAATCCTGGCATACTTTCGTTAAAAAGCTGCTGTCAGCCTCGTTGCTCTGCTCTATGGTTCCCAGCTTTATCGTCCCCCCGGTGTACTGCAGCTTAAGGTGGTAATTTTTGGCGATCTCCGCCGCTACTTCCTTAAGCGTTGCTTTCTTCCAGGTCTTGCTTCTGCCCGTGCTTCTGAAAGCGTTCCCTTCCGGGACGGATACTCCGCCAATAGTACAGGTAAGCTCCGGGCCGGTGTAGCTCAAATCGTCAAGGCAGAATTTTCCGCAATAGAAACTTTTCTTTTGCCCTGCCTTGTCCCAGCTCTTTTCAATGATTTTTGCTGTCAACTTATCGCCTTTTTTTGGCATCCACTTGTTTGCCCAGCGCAAGTCTATATTTGTTAAGGTTATGCTTACGGTGTCGCTTTCCCCGGATGCCGGGTCGGTGTAAGAAAAACCTTCGTTATATTCCGCCATGACGGCGGCGGGATGTTTGCTTGTCCCGCCGGCCTTCTTGGCTTTCTGGTAGGTCACGCTTACGCTTGCCTGCCTGGGTGTTTCTTTGTTCATTCGTCGTCCTCCGCTTCGTCCTCGTCGCTGTAATCGTCGTAAGGATCTTCGTCCTCGTCCCCGTCGTCCTCCGCTCCGGTTCTCCACGGCGGCAGCTCGTCGCTGTCCTCGTACCATGGAATACCCGGCGTATTTAAGACGGTTCCTGCTGAAAAGACTAAAACGTCCAAAAAGGGGTAGTTATTCGCCATAAGGAAGGCGGCGTATTCCTCGCCGCCGTATACCTTATAGGCTATCTGGTCCCAGGTTTCCCCTTGTATCGTGGTATATGTTGCTGCCAACTTTGCCACCTCCTATAATTTCCGCCTCTGCTGATCTCTCTCGTATTGCTTCATCAGCTTGTTAAATTCTGCCTGGCTCAACTTGTCGGCCTCCGCGATCTCGTCCTTCCCGGCGCTCCCGTAAAGGTTGTAGACCGGGCTGTACTGAATTGTCGGGCCGCCTGCTCCTGCAAGCTCCGGCGTACCCTGGCCGCCGCCTCCGGTTCCTATGCCCTTCAGCTTTTCGATAAAGGCGTCAATAAGGGAAGCTCCGCCGCTGGCCGCGATGGCCTCGTTTAAGATCTCCTTCATCTTCGCCCATAATGTATCAAGTGGCAGAATTGCCTCCGGCCCCGCTTCGCCTACGCCCTGCATTCCTGCGGACGTGTTAAATATGGTCGGCTGGTCTATAATGCCGCCCAGCGCGTTCCAATTTACGGAAAACTGCGGTACGCTTACGCTTCCGCCGTCCCCGTAGGATACCGAGTTCGTTGAAACGCTTATAACCGGTATTCTTGGCTTCGGGATCGTTATGGTCATATTCTCAAATGCTGCTTTTACCGCGCTCGCTGCGGAGCGGGCCGCGTCTGTGACGGTCGTTGCAAGGCGCTGCATCGCCGTCTGTGCGCTTGTGTTTGCTTTGTTCCATCCGCTGTCTAAAGCGGTGTTTATGTCGTTCCCCAGGGTCGTTGCCGCCTGGGATACTGCCTGGCTATTTCCGGTCATTCCCGTTCCTATGGCTGTCGCCCCGTCGGTTCCTGCCGTTGTAAGCGTTGCCGTAAGTCCAGAAGTATCTACCGCCAGCGCACTGGTGTTTATGGTGGTTCCAGAAAGCCCGGTATTAAGTCCGGTCGTAAATGCTGTCGCCCCCTGAGTTCCGGCCATCGTCATGTTGGCGCTGATCGTCCCCGCATCCAAAAGCCCGCTTGTGTCCACTGGCATAGCAAGTCCGGCGCTGAGGCTGGTGTTTAATGCCGTCGCCCCGGTCATTCCCATATTGGTCATGTTGATGCTGAAAGCTGCCGTATCAAGCCCGCCGGATGCCATGCTGTCGGTTAAGCCTGTAGAGAAGGCCGTCCCCGCCTGGGTCCCGGCTGCCGTCGCCCCACTGGTGTCCATGCCGCTGAAAGCGTTTGTTGCCATGCTGCTGGCTGCTGCAGTTACCGTCCCGGCGTTGCTGCTAATCCCAGATGCATAGCTGTCCACAACCGCCGCGCTTTGGCTGGATGTGTCCGGTGCGCTGTCATCCCAGCCTGTAAATAAGCCTTTAATGGCATTCCACAGGCTTTCCCCTGTGCTGAGTATCCCATCAATCAATCCTTTTATAATTTGTATCCCTACATCGGTCCAGTCTGTCCCAACAACGGCCTCTGCAATGCCCTTCGCAAGTTCCCATGCCGCCTCTGTAAGTTGCGGTATGGCGGAAAGAAGGCCTGTAATTAAAGCCATGACAATCTGGATGGCCGCCTGCGCAATGTTCCCCAAATTTGCTATGATTCCCTG